AACGCCGAAGTACGCAGACTGCGAGCTGCCATTGAAGCCAAAGATCAGCAGCTGGCAGAAGCCACCCGGATCGCCGAAGAGAAAGCTGTCATCGTCGAATCCAAAGAGCGCGAGATCCGCATGATCCGTGAGAACAACCAGCGCCAGCAGGCCATGGAAGAACTGCTTGCTCCTCTCAACGAGGACCGGCGCGAGATCATGAAGAATCTCTTGGAAAGCGTGCAGACACCCCGTCTGAAAAGCGCTTTCGAGAAGTATCTACCAGCAGTGCTCGCAGAAGGCCGCTCCCAGAAAGCCCAACAGGTGATCACGGAGAGCCATCGTGCAGTGACTGGTGATAAGAATGTCCGGGCCGCACCCGATAGTGAAGATCGCTCCAACGTGATCGACATCAAGCGCCTGGCAGGACTGTGATATAACAAAGGAGACTAGAATGTCACAAGAACTATTAGAAAGCCGTTGGGACGAGACCAAAGATGCCCTCATGGAAGGCCTCCGTGGTAGCCGTCGCAACACCATGGGTGTGATCCTCGAAAACACCCGTAGGTACCTCAAAGAGAACGCCTCTTCGGGTTCCACTGTTTCTGGCAACATCGCCACGCTGAACCGCGTGATCCTGCCGGTGATCCGACGGGTGATGCCCACTGTTATCGCCAACGAGATCGTGGGTGTGCAGCCCATGACCGGTCCTGTGGGACAGATCCACACACTCCGTGTGCGGTATGCCAGCACCATGACCGACCAGTCAGCCGCTGCCACTTCTGTCACGGCAGGTGAAGAAGCACTTAGCCCCTTCAAGATCGCCACTGCGTACTCCGCGGGTCCTCGTGGTGCTTCCAACGCTGCTACCACGCAGACAGCAGCTGAAGGCTACACCGGTGCTGCCACTGCTACACTGGAAGGCAACGGCGGTCGCCAGATCTCCGTGCAAATCCTCAAGCAGGCAGTTGAAGCTAAAACGCGTAAACTGCAGGCTCGCTGGACGTTTGAAGCCGCCCAGGACGCACAGGCCATGCATGGTATCGACGTAGAAGCCGAGATCATGGCTGCCCTGGCACAAGAGATCACGGCTGAGATCGATCAAGAGATCCTGTTGAGCCTGCGTTCGTTGGCACAGACAGAGTTCACCTACAACCAGGCCACCGTTTCAGGTACGGCCACGTTCGTGGGTGACGAGCATGCTGCTCTCGCTGTGCTGATCAACCGTGTGGCCAACCTGATCGCACAGCGCACACGTCGCGGTGCTGGTAACTGGGCAGTTGTCAGCCCGGCCAGCTTGACTGTGCTCCAGTCAGCAACCACGTCGGCCTTCGCCCGCACCACGGAAGGCACCTTCGAAGCACCTACCAACACCAAGTTTGTGGGCACCTTGAACGGCGCGATGCGTGTGTTCGTTGATAGCTATGCTTCGGATTCGACCCCGGTGCTGGTCGGCTACAAAGGCTCTTCAGAGGCTGATGCAGCGGCGTTCTACTGCCCCTACATCCCGTTGATGAGCTCTGGTGTTGTGCTTGATCCCACAACGTTTGAGCCAGTGGTCAGCTTTATGACTCGTTATGGGTACATCGAGCTCACGAACACTGCATCTTCGTTCGGTAACGCGGGCGACTATGTCGGAGAAATTGCCGTGAGCAATTTGTCATTCTCCTAAACCGAGAAGTTGTTCAACAAAAGCAAGAAACCCACTTCGGTGGGTTTTTTGTTGACCTTTTTTCTTAAAAATGTTATGTTAGATAGGTGAAATAGCACTATCAAACTAAATATTGGCATGAAACCATATACCTACCTAATCAAACATCGTCCTACAGGAAAAGTCTATTACGGATTTAGAGCCGCAAACAAAGTTGATCCGGAGCAGGACCTCTGGCAGCACTACTTCACCAGCAGCCCTGGAGTACAACAACTAATAGAAGAAACAGGGTCAGACAGTTTTGATATAGAGATACGCCAGGTGTTTGAGACCAAAGAACAGGCAGTGGCTTGGGAGACACGAGTGCTACGTCGCTGCAAAGTCTTGCACGACGATCGATGGATTAATCAGAATGTAGCAGGATATATCGTGCCAACAGAGGAAAGCCGTAAAAAGATTAGCGAATTTCATAAAGACAAACCCAAGAGTGAAGAACATAAAAAGAATCTCAGCGAATCTCAAAAAGGCAAAGCAAAAAGATCAACAGCTTATCAAACCTCTGAGTATAGAGCTTTGATGTCAAAACTTAAATCTGGTTCGGGCAACGGAAGATTTGGAAAAGAAGTTTCAGAAGAAACTCGCCGCAGGATAAGCGAGGCTAAAAAAGGCAAACAAGTGGCACATAACAAAGGTGTGCCAATGAGTGAAGAACAAAAATTGAAACTTCGAGAGGCGATGTTGGGCCGCAAAGTAGATCCAGAAGTATTAGCCCGCAGAATCAAATCACAAACTGGTCAAAAACGTGAAAAACTCTATTGCCCGCATTGTGATAGACACATTGCTCGAGGCTGGTACCACAGGCACGGTGCCAACTGTGAAAAACGCTAAATAATTTTTGTCAAAGGAAAAATTTATGGCAATCACGATAGAACAATGGGTGATAGATTTTCAAGCGTTTCTGCAATGGCATGCAAGATTTGTTAGGCCAGTGCGAGGTAAGTATTTTATAAACCCGCCTTACCGACGAGCTATTGCTAGTATGCTTACGGGACTCACAGAATCTCTCACAACTGCTTTAGAATCTTCTAATATATCAAATTCTTCTGCGTTGTTAAATCAATTCAAACAATTAATTTTCTTTCGCACTACACCGGTAAGTATTCGATTGGGTCCTGGATTACCAAGTCCTAAATTTTTTGATAATTTAGTGCGTTGGTTCAATCAAAATTTTCCTGACAGTCTTTATCCACGATCATCTCTTATTCGTCGCGTTTAGTTTTGTTGTTTCGTTGATTGTATGGCGGTAAATCCCCCCGCGGTAAATACCCGATGCCCACTTTCATCACGCCGATCTCTGGCACCGCTGCCCTGACCTCTAGTACCGGACTTGCGGTGATCTCACAAGGTCGCTGGCTGTTCAGCCAGAGCGGCTACAATGATGGTGCCACCTGGGGAGTGAGTTTAGGTGGTCCTGTGGTGGCCGCACCCAAGGCCCCCACCGCCACGGTGGCTAGCGGCTTGCTGTATCTTGAAGCCCAGGCGTGGACCATTGAAGGAGCGGGCAACACACTGACAGCCTATACCGATCCGGATACTGGTGAAACCTATGGACCAGAGCTGTGCAGGATCCTCGTGACGGGAGCATGGTCCGTGCCTCGCAGGCCCAACTCCAACAGCTTCAACTCCACTGGGGTGATCTACACTGGGCTCACGGAAACCGACGAAGGCGGTCGCAGCATGAACCCCTATCTCTTGAATTACCAGACCTTCAATCCTGTCACATACGTGATCCAAGGTTCTGGTGTCGCAGGCGGGGCGCAGGACACCTTCACACCGCACGTGTTCTATTGCCAGTGCTCGGAGTCAGCCACTACCGACAACTCCAACCGCGAGTTCCAGTCGAACTCGATCGCAACTCCAATCTGGGCCTACAGCTACTCGAAAAGCTGGCAGACCAGCTAAATACCCATTGACACAAGTGTGTCTTATGCGGAGGCGAACCCACCGCGTAGTGACTAGAACTCACATTGGACTTCTATAAGGAGAAAACAAATGGGACGTCCCCTAAAGATCAAAAAAACCACCACCAAGGACATCGGCTTCGTCGAGCTTGGTCAGCTGGAATCACCGGTATATCCCGACACCTTGAACACCTCCGAGTTCATCGGCGTGGTGGGCGGTGCCAACGCCATCGGCGGTTCGTCAGTGGCCACTTCCGCGTACCCTGTGGTGCGCGTGCAGGTGCATCTCGCCACGGGCGGGCCGGGTTCTGAAGAAGCTCCTGGTTTCATCATCACCCAGAAAGGTGCCACCAAGTATCTGGTGGCCGATACCACGTCAGTGGCGGATGAAAGCCTCGTGGTGGGCAGGACCTACATCATCAACTCTGTGGGCACCACTGACTGGGTGGCCTGCGGCGCCGGTGTGAATCCCGCTGCGGGTGACATCTTCACCGCCACAGCGGTGGGTGCGGGCACTGGTACAGCCTTCGAAGTGGGCGTGTGTGCCCTGGCCAACGAAGCCACTGGTGCGCTCACGGCCGGCAACATGAACATCGCGATATTCCGCGACGACTCCACGGACATCCTGGTGTCAAAGCTCACCAACAAGTTCGCCCTGGACTATTCCACACCTCCGGTGCGCTATCTGGTGAACTTCTTCACGGACGAAGGCACGGAGATCAAGTCAGGAACCATCGGCGTCACGGTGCAGCTGGCCATCGCTGAGAACTACACTTCGTAGGTTTGATTGGTTTAGGATCCTCCCTGGGCTACATACAGGGAGGATTTTTTATGGCCGCTTTTGTTCTGGGCAACGGTCAGAGCCGTGCCGCAATCAGTGTTGATGATCTCATGAAGTTGGGACCGGTGTATGGCTGCAACGCCCTGTACCGCACCCATCGTGTGACCGCCCTGGTGGCCACGGACCGCCCCATAGCGGATGAGATACAGGCCGCGGGCTACAGCCTGCACCACAGATTCTACACGCGCAGGCCACAGCCTAACACCGGTGCGCGGACGGTACCTAGACCTTATTTTGGCTACAGCTCTGGACCCATAGCCCTGGCCCTGGCCGCTGCGGAATCGCCTGGTGCCAGGATCTATCTCCTGGGCTTTGACCTGGGCCCAAACCAACAGGGCCGCTTCAACAATGTGTTCGCGGGCACCGAGCACTACAAAAAAGTCGAAGCAGGACCCACCTTCACGGGCAACTGGATCCGGCAGATTATCAAAGTCATGCAGGATCATCCTGACCGGCAGTTTGTCAGGGTGCATGGAGCAACCACCGCGCCAATCTCGGAGTTTGAGACAGTGCGCAATCTCCAATGGATCCAGATCTCGGAGTTTGAGCGCCGCATAAATACACCAAAGGATCTCTAGATGCCCACGCAGAAACGCATAGACGGCGACTACGTCATAACAACCATCAATCCACCCGACGACGTGGTGGTAAACACCAACACCCTGGTGGTGAACGGCAACCTGGACGTGGTGGGCAACTTGACCTACATCAACGTGGATGAGCTCAACATCCGCGATCCTTTCATCC